GCCAAGCAGTATGTCGACAAGGACGGGAACCTTCGCTTGACCGGTGACGGTCAGGCCAAGCTCCTCAAGATCCTCGACAGCTCGCAGGCCGTGGTCAACACGCTGCTGAATGATACCCGAGTGACCTCGATGGAACCCGCCAAGCGTGAGCAGATTACCGGCGTCGTGGCCAACATCGGCGCAACCATCGCCAGTCTCGGTGAGCTGGTCAAAACTGCCAAACTGGCCAAGGGGGTGAAATGAACCTGATTTCCCTGCTGACCAATCTTCCGGCTCTGATCCTGCTGATCACCAACGAGATCCTCAAAGAGTCAGCCCGTACTGGCAAGACTCCTGAAGAACTTCTCGCGGATGCTGGAGTTCAGATCGACGCCAATGAGCAAAAGGCGATCGAGCTGCTCAACCGTCTAACTGGTAAGTAATTCTTACAAGTTCACCTTCCCCGGCATTGCGGGTGGGTACTCCGTAGGCGATCAGCCTCTCGCCGGGGATACACGGAGCCAACCCACCCACCATTACACACGCGGTAACAGAACGATGATCCCCGACATCCCCGAGAAACCGATGAACGAATATTTGGACGTAACAGTCTCATCGATTATTGCAATTCTTGCCGGTTGGCTGCTGAAGGGCGTTTTTTCGCCCAGCCGGAAAGAGGTCGAGGAGATCCGTCAGGAGATGCGGCACCTTGTCACTACCAGAGCTTTTGACAAGGAATTGAATGGACTACAAGCACGACTCGACAGGATCGAAGAGAAGCTGGATAAGATCATTACGGAGAGATAATGAGTAAAAAGAGGCTACCTGAACAAACTTGGCAAAATCGCATCGTTTCCCACGGTGAGCAACCAGCCAACCAATTCCTTGCTCACGAACTAAATGCTCGTCGACATCCCGGCAAACAACGTGAAGCTTTGCGGGGTTCACTTAATGCTGTTGGGTGGGTTGCACCGGTTATCGTTTCTGCACAAACTGGTAAGATCCTTGATGGCCATGCACGTGTAGAAGAAGCATTGTCGCAAGATGAAAACTCTCTGGTGCCATTTGTAGAAGTAAACGTGAGCGAGCAAGAAGAGCGCACGATCTTGGCCACGTTTGACCCGATCACTGGGCTTGCCACATATGAACAAGAGGGGCTTGACGCGTTGTTGCGGGAAGTCGAAACCGGCGAGGTTGCGTTGCAACAAATGCTGAGTGAACTTGCCGAAAAGGAAGGGCTGTACTTGGACGCTGCGGGCGTCGAGCCATCCGACGCGGAGCCGCAAATTGACCGCGCCGCTGAACTGAATAAAAAGTGGCAAGTAAAGACCGGCGATCTATGGCTGATTGGAAATCATCGATTGCTTTGTGGTGATAGCACTGAACAAGAAGATGTGCTGTTTTTAACTGATAATCTTCGGGCTGATTTATTGCTTACTGATCCGCCATACAATGTAAATTATGAAGGCGGAACTGGTCTAACAATTTTAAACGATCACATGTCTAATGATCAGTTTCGTCAATTTTTACGTGCAAGTTTTAAGTGCGCATTTGACGTATGCAAACCAGGTGCGGCTTTTTATATTTGGCATGCCGACTCAGAAGGCTATAATTTTAGAGGTGCCGTAAATGATTGTGGTCAAAAAGTTCGGCAATGTTTAATCTGGGTCAAAAATGCCTTAGTAATGGGTAGACAGGATTATCATTGGCAACACGAGCCTTGTTTATATGGATGGAAAGAAGGAGCTTCACATGGCTGGTATGCTGACCGTAAACAAACCACGATATTAAAGTTTGATAAACCCAGTCAAAACACAGAACATCCTACAATGAAACCTGTAAGCTTGTTTGCATATTTAATAGCAAACAGCACTGCGCCGCAAGGTTTGTGTTATGACCCATTTTTGGGATCTGGCACCACAATTGTTGCGGCAGAGCAATTAGGAAGAAGATGTTTTGGGCTAGAGTTAAGTCCAGATTATTGCGCTGTGATCTTAGAGCGCATGGCGACAGCGTTCCCAGCATTGGAGATTAAGCGCAATGCCAAGTAAAAAGCAGCCAACAACCAAAGCAACACTAAAAAAAAGCAAGGGCAAAGTTGCACGTAATCCGGAGTGGCAGTCAGTGTTTCTTGAGCTTTTTGGCATGTCGATGAATGTGGTTTTATCTGCTAAAGGTGCTGGTGTGGATCGCACTACGATTTACAGAGAGCGACAACGCAATTCAAACTTTGCAGCGGCATATGAAGACGCACGGCAAGAAGCCATTGAACGGCTTGAAGCGGAAGCATATAAACGGGCTCAAAACGTAAGCGATACGCTGCTGATTTTCCTGCTAAAGTCGCATAAGCCAGACATCTATCGTGAGCAATACGAAGCCAAACATGCTGGCAGTGTTGAGGTAATTATCAAGCGTGAAGACCGCAAGCCAAACAATTGAGTTGGTGCTGCCTTCCCTTCACCCTGCGCAGCAGCAGATCATCGACGAGGCGCGGCGGTTCAACGTGCTTGCGTGTGGGCGCAGGTTCGGCAAGACGATGCTGGGCATTGACCTGATAATCGACAAGGTGCTTGATGGCTATCCCGTTAGCTGGTTCAGTCCCACCTATAAAATGCTTGCTGAAGTCTGGAAAGAGATCGTCGAAACGACCAAGCAACTACAGACGCGGGTTGCCAAGCAGGAGCATCGGATCGAGCTGATCACCGGCGGCGTGATCGACTGCTGGTCGCTTGATGCTGCTGATTCTGTTCGGGGCCGCAAGTATGCGCGGGTGATTGTCGACGAGGCCGCAATGGTGCCCAACCTCTATGATTCTTGGCAAGCTGCGATCCGACCCACAATGACCGATTACGTGGGAAGCGACGCTTTCATGCTGTCGACTCCAAAAGGCGTGGACTTTTTCTTTGACTGCTTCAGCCGTGGAGTTGATGACCAGCAATCTGATTGGAAAGCGTGGCAAAAGCCGACCAGCGAAAACCCCTACATAGATCCAGCGGAGATTGAAGCAGCAAGGCAAGAATTACCAGATCAAATCTTCCGGCAAGAGTATCTGGCGGAGTTCTTGCAAAACTCCGGCGCGGTATTCAGGAACATCGATGCTTGCCTTCGAGCAGATAGCGGCCAGCATCAGGACCACCGGCTTTTTGCTGGCGTCGACTGGGGCCAGAAGCACGACTTCACGGTTATCAGCGTAATCTGCGCGACGTGCCGGCAGGAGGTCGAGCTTGACCGGTTCAACAAGATCGAATGGGCATTCCAGAGAGCGCGATTGAAGGCAAGCATTGATCGGTGGCGAGTCCAAGCGGTAATTGCTGAGACGAATAGCATCGGCCAGCCAAACCTTGAAGCATTGGTGCGGGAAGGTCTGCCGGTCAGGGGCTTTGAAACGACGGCATCGAGCAAACCGCCGCTCATCCAATCGCTTGCCCTCGCGCTGGAGCGCGTCGAGTGCCAGTGGCTGCCCGATCCGGTTGGCCGTGTCGAGCTTCTCAGCTACGAGGCCAAGCGCAACGCGACGACCGGCAGAGTGAGCTATTCCGCGCCGTCAGGTGGCCACGATGACACGGTGATGGCTCGCGCTCTGGCGTGGGAATGTGTACAGCGGGGAGCGGTGGGTAACGCTTACTGAAAAAGTTTTTAATGGAAATGGTTTAACCGTTTACTTGTATGGGCATACTAGACAGATTCAAAGCGGCGTCGACAGCATTCAGGTTTCCAAGTAACCTGACCCATCGTGCTGGCTCATTCCTGAGTCTGGCTCCCCGTACCTTCCCATATGAGAACACAGACCCGCTTGGCGACTCCGCAGTGGTCAACGTGTTGGCGTGGATTCAGCGGAACTTCACGCAGGCCGAGCTTGGGGTTTATCAGAAAGACCGAGAAGGCAACAAGACCGAGCTGGTTGACCACCCGCTGACTCGGCTGATGTATCGCCCGAATGCCGGATATGGCGCGTCACAGCTCTGGGCCGCTACGCTGCTCAGCTATCACTTGGACGGCAACGCATACTGGATCAAGGCGCGCAACGCGCGTGGGTTTGGCGTGCCAACTGAAGTCTGGTACGAACCCCACTGGGGCATCAAGCCGCACTGGCCGGAGGATGGCAGCGCGTTCATCGACTATTACGAACGGCGCATCAA